ACTAACGATGCTTCGGTGATAACTGTTCAATCAACAGCAGCGTTTCCTAGTAGCGGAACTCTTGTAATTAGACCAAGTAGTGCGACAAACCAAGCAGATCAACTTTTTGAGTATGTAAATTACACTGGAAAAACAACAACAGAGTTTACTGGTGTTACTAGAGGATTAGCCGGTGCTTCTGTAACTTCAACTGGCTCTGCTGGTTCTAACGGTATTACAGTTACATCTGCTACAGGTCTGCAAGTTGGTCAAAGAGCCATTCACGCTAACATTCCTAGCGGAACATTTATTTCAGCAATATCTGGAACAACCTTAACTCTTTCCCAGGCTTTGACTGGAGCTATCTCTTCTGCTTCAGTTACTTACGCTCGTATGGGTGGTGTAAACGGTAGTACCGAATATGCTTTTGCTTATACTTACTCTGCTACATCACAAACTAGCGTTGAGTTAGCATTCCCTACATTTGCCCCGAACCTATCTCACTGGGGTACTTCGGTAATCATGGATGGTCGTTTTGATGATGATAAGTCGCTTTTGTTTACTTACGGTCAGAGAACTACAACTAATATTTCAGCTGGCGCAACAAAAGCGCTATTCTCAATCCGAGTAGCACCATCAGTAGATAACGGAACTCCAGCAGAGTTTGGAGCCCGTGAACTTATTAACCGTATGCAGTTGGTCCTTAGAGCGCTTGACATTACAACTAGAGCATCTACCTCAAACCTTCTCGTGACTGCTGTGCTTAACGGTGTCCCAACGAACGTCAGTAGTGTTACGTGGAAAAACGTTATTCAAGGATCAGCAACAGAGTTTAACTCAAGTTTATCTCAAATTGCAGATTATTCTGGAGGATCAGCAACAGTTGCTGGTGGTGAAGTAACTGGTGGTTTCTTCGTGAACTCAACTACAAGTCTTTCTCTTGAAGCCGTGCGAGACCTTGGTAACTCAATTCTTGGCGGTGGAACTTCTGCTCCTGGTTCTAATATCTACCCAGACGGTCCAGATGTTTTAACTATTTCAGTGACAAACCTTGCTAGTTCTGGTTCTCAGGATGTTTTCGGTCGTCTTTCTTGGACTGAAGCACAGGCATAAGGATTTATTATGAGTGGCTTAGATAGAGTCAAAAATGTATCTTCAGAGCCAGCAATCGCTCCGGTTCTGCAGTCAGAAGATCTTTATGCTCAGACAACCACTACTAGTAATTTGGTAGTAAAAGAAACTGTAACATTGCCAGTCAACTATGTAGACGATTTAATAAATTCAAACATACAACATCCATTTTTGTTGATGGGGGCTTAACATATGTCATACACATATAAAGTCCTTGGGCAAGAAGCTCCTGCTGCTACCACTAATACAAATCTTTACACTGTAGGTTCGGGAAAAGAAGCAATTATCTCTACAATTGTTATTGCTAATCGTTCTGCTTCTGGTGCTACGTATCGCATTGCTGTTCGCCCAGGCGGAGCTGCATTGGCTAATTTGCATTACATTGCATACGATGTGGCTATTGCGGCTAACGACTCAACTGCTTTAACTCTAGGTTTGACCCTTGGCGCAGGGGATGTAATTACTGTTTATGCTTCTTCTATAAATCTATCTTTTGGAGCATTTGGTACGGAGATTTCCTAATGGCTGTAAGGTTTTTTAGTAAATCTAGTGTTGCTCAAGCCACACCGAAAAGTAGCAAGTTCTGGGATCAAGTAGCTAGACGTCAAGTTCCTGCTGAAATGCTTTTAGTTGCTGGCGGCGGCGGTGGTGGTCCAGGTGGAGCAAACGTCGGCGGTGGCGGCGGTGGCGGCGGTGGTGTTTACTACAGTCTTGGAAATATATCATCCTCACCTGTAACTATAAGTGTTGGAACTGGTGGTCCAGCTGGGCAAAGTGGTACTGCTTCAACAGTTACTGGAACAGGTTGGGTTACTTTGACCGCAGGTGGCGGTGGCTACGGTTCTGGTTCAGACAATCGTAATGGTGGTAATGGTGCCTCAGGTGGGGGCGGGGGTGGGGGTTGCCCTGGATCTACGCCAAACTCTCCTGGGGTTGGTGCTGGAGGTAATAATGGAGGTTCTGGTGTTGGTATTGTAGGAACAACAATCTGTAGTGCTGGCGGTGGTGGTGGTGCTGGTGGAGCTGGAGTTACCTCAACTTCTAATACTGTTGGAGGTGCTGGCGGAGCTGGCACGCCAAACTCATCCGCTAGATTAATTACTGGAGTTGATACAAACTACGGTGCTGGAGGTGCAGGTAGATCATACCTTTCTGGAGTGAATGGTGTAGCAGGTGCTGCAAATACTGGAATTGGTGGGGAAGGCGGAGCAGGTTCCACAGGAGTAACTGCTGGGGCAGGTGGCTCTGGAGTTGTGGTTGTTGCCTACCCAAATAGCTATGTTGAGTCGTTAACTGTTACTGGAACTCTTGTTTATACACTTGATACAACTACTAGAAGTGGTTATAAAGTCTATAAATTTACATCAGGAACTGGGACTTTCTACATTTAATAATACATTTTTCAGTTATACTTACTAAAAGTACATACACCCCAGAGACGAGTACAAAATGAAGATTGCTGTTTATACAATTGCTCTTAATGAGGAGAGTTTTGTAGAACGCTGGTACACCGCAAATAAAGATGCTGACTATTTAGTGATTGCCGATACTGGATCAACAGATAAAACAGTAGAAATAGCCCGCAAACTAGGGATCCTAGTACACGAAATCCGCGTCAAACCTTGGCGCTTTGATGATGCCCGCAATGCTGCGATGGCGCTTATCCCTGCAGATGCAGACGTATGTGTCAGCGTGGATATGGATGAAGTTCTTTACCCTGGTTGGCGCGAAGCCCTTGAATCTCAGTGGGGAGATGCTAACCACGGTCGCTTCCTATACACATGGAATCACGAAGAAGATGGAAGTAACGGTCTTACTTTTTGGTATGAAAAAATCCACTCTCGTCACGGATACCGTTGGAAGCATCCAGTCCACGAAATCTTACAACCAGACCGGATTGAGGAGAAGTGGGCAGATATTCATGGATTTGAACTCCATCACTTTGCAGATCCGCAAAAATCTCGTGGTCAATACTTAGATCTTCTTGCTCTTTCAGTGAAAGAAGATCCTCACAATGACCGTAACGCTTTTTATTATGCTCGTGAATTAATGTTTTATGGCCGTAACGAAGAAGCAACTAAAGAATTTAAACGTCACTTAGCCTTGCCTTCTGCTGTATGGAAAGCAGAGCGAGCAGCTGGCATGCGTTTTTTGGCTAAAGTTGATGAGCCAGAAAATGCTGAAGCATGGTTAATGATGGCGACTCAAGAATGCCCTACTGACCGGGAGCCTTGGATTGAGTTGGCTCAGTATTACTACCGTACTTCTCAGTGGGAGCAATGCTTGAGAGCGGCTGAACGCTCTCTGACTATTACAGTGCGTGACTATAACTACCTAAGTCAAGCGTGGGCCTGGGGGCCAGAGCCTTATGATCTTGCTGCAATTGCATCTTATCGTTTAGGCGAAAAAGAAAAAGCAATTGAGTACGGTGAAAAAGCCCTTAAATTAAGCCCAGAAGATGGTCGACTTATGACAAACCTTATTTGGTACAGACAGTGAAAACAATAGCAGCGATACCTACACTTAACGCAATTGAATGGATTGCTCCACTAATTGAGGGATTACTTCTTGCTGATGAGGTTGACGAAGTCTGGGTGTATGACAATGGGTGCACAGACGTAACTGCAGATTGGGTGCGTAATCGTAGGTTGCTAGATAAACGTATTTTTTTGATTGATTCCAAAGGAATGGGAATCTATCAAATGTGGAACCACATGATTAGAAAAGCAAACGAATTTGACGAAGAAGTAAACCTTGCTCTTCTTAATAGTGACATCAGGCTTCCACCTAACGCAATCAAAAACTTGTCTAAAGTTATGCGAGACCATGGGTACCAAATTGCCACCGTGGACCCAACTCGTCCAGGTCTACACTCAAAACACATCCCTGTCTGGAACAAACCCCTTGGCGAACTATTTCCAAAAGATTTTGAGCCCTACCCAATGGATACTCCGCCTGGTCATGCTGTGGCTTGGGCTTTTGTTATTGCCGCTGAGTTCTGGAAAGACCAGCCATATGCGGTAAGTGAGCAATACCAGTGGTGGTATGGAGATGATGATTTGTTTCGGCGTGCCTACAAGAGGAATGGTCGAATTTGTAGAGTTGTTGGGGTAGGATCAGATCACTTTGGTTCTAGCAGTGATGCTTATAACCCAAGAAAGCAAGAAATGATCGACAGTGATACAAAAATATTCAACAAAATGTGGTTAGGTATTGGATAATGACAAAGCGAGTTCTTTTAACAGGTGCAAGTGGTTTCGTAGGAAGTCATGTTCTACGCCACTTACTAGTAAATACAGACTGGGATATTGTTTGTCCAGTAACTTTTACACATAAAGGTGTTCAAGATCGTATTCGATTAGCTACTGAAGATAGCTCAAAATACTTTAACCGAGTAAAAATTATTCATATTGATCTTTCAGCACCCTTGAGTTCTGTAACTGCTCATGCATTTGGAAAAATTGACTATGTTTTTAATCTTGCTAGTGAAAGTCACGTAGACCGAAGCATTGAAAATCCAGCACCATTTGTTATCAATAACGTGCAGTTGATTTGTCATTTACTTGATTGGGCTCGTTCTAGCGATCATTTAGAGAAGTTTATTCATATCTCAACTGATGAAGTCTATGGTCCGGCACCAATAGGGCATGACCACGCCGAATGGGAAGATTTACATTTCCCAAGCAACCCATATTCAGCCTCTAAAGCTGCTCAGGAAGATATTGCATACGCTTACTGGCGGACTTATGGTGTTCCACTTATCATTACAAACACAATGAATATCATTGGTGAAATGCAAGACACAGAAAAATTTGTTCCCCTTGTTATGAAAAGTATTCTTTCTGGGTATGGCGTACGCCTACACGGAGACGCTGAGGGCAGACTTGGAAGTCGTTTTTACCTACATGCTCGTAATCAAGCCGATGCTTTGCTCCATATTGCAAACACTCAAGAAGTTAACCACTATTCAGCAGATAATCCAGTTAAAGTTCCTCAAAGATTCCATGTTGTTGGTGAAAAAGAACTAGACAATCTAGAAATGGCAAAATTAATTGCTAAGTTTATGGATATGCCTCTTAAATATGAAGTAATTGACTACCGCGATAAGCGCCCTGGTCACGACCTTCGCTACGCATTAGATGGTTCCAGGTTGGCTGCAACTGGGTGGACTGCCCCTATCTCACTTGAAGATTCTCTAGAAAAAACAGTTAGGTGGACTCTAGAAAATAAAGAGTGGCTTTCTTTATGAAAAAAAGTCGCTCTACAGCAGAAAGACGAAGTGCGACAGTAGTTCAAGACATTAATGCACTTATGTTAGACAAAGACAAAAACATAATTTACCACGTAGAAAGGCCTCCCGGAATGCTAATAACTGAAGCTTGTAAGGGTCAGGTCTATTTGGTTCGCTCTGGAAAAGTTATCAGAGACAAAGTTGTTTTATATGCTCATCACACTAACGACGGTAAAATAACTAAGTCAGTAGCAAAACAACTAGAAAACTGGAATAACTGTGGCTGGCCTGTAGTAGTCGTTGATTCAACCCCAGAGGAATTGCCTTGGCCAGATTATGTGACTCTTATTCGTAAGCCTAATATTGGATCAGACTTTGGGTCATGGTCTGTGGGCTTACACGCTATGCCTCATTTATATGACATTAAAAAAATATTATTTGCAAATAGTGGAGTAGTTGGTCCTTTCTGGTCATTCTCAAACTTACTTAGAGATTTTGAAGAAACAGACAAAGACATATGGGGTCTAACAACCAACTCTGATATTGATTGGCATATACAAACTTATTGGTTTGGTTTTTCTAATGGGGCTTTGCGCAGAAAGCCTATGAAAGATTTTTGGGAAAGTATAAAAATACAACCTACAAAAGCTCATATTATTGTTGCATATGAAGTTGGTATGAGCCGTCTAATTAAAAAAGAAGGTTGGTCCACTAGGGTCATTTACCCTTTTGAAGCAGTTGGCGTAGCCAGTGGTGTCGATACTGGGACCTATAATTGGGATAGATTGCTAGATATGGGCTTACCTTTCGTAAAAAGGCGCGTTTTGCATTGGAATGGTTGGCGTATGATTCATAAAATAGAAGAGTACGGTAAAGAAGCAGTTGAATTAGCGACAGAAGGAATGAGTGAAACTTTAAGTGCCTAACAATACTAAATACTGCCTGGCTTGTGGTGGTTCCGATGTTAAAGAAGTTTTAGATTTAGGTTTTCAAGCACCAGCAAACAATCTTTTAGCCTCTAGGGATGAGAAAGATTATGCTGTTTATAAGTTAGGGATTGAGGCTTGTTTCCATTGTGGTCACGGTCAGTTGACTAATTTTGTCTCAGCAGAAGAGTTATTCAGTGATTATTCTTATGTTAGTTCAACAAGTCAGACCATGAAAGACCATATGCAAAAGCTTGCATATTTTGTTGCCAATCTTTGCGGTAAAGATATTTCTGTACTTGAACTTGGATCCAATGATGGTTTGTTTTTGAAAAGCCTCAGTGTTGCTGGAATAACAAACTTTTGTGGCGTAGACCCAGCAGAAAATATTGTGTCTGTAGCAAATCAAGAAGGACTAAAAACTGTTCTTGGTTTTTGGCCTGATGTAGCAAATCAATTTGAGTCTAACTCGTATGACATTGTTATTGGACAAAACGTCTTTGCTCATACACAAAATCCGTTAGCTGCTTTAGAACAAGTTCAAAGAGTTTTAAATAAGAATGGGTATGCAATATTTCAAACTTCTCAGGCAGACATGATTGCTAATGGAGAATTTGACACCATTTACCACGAGCACTGCTCTTTCTTCTGTGAAGATTCTATGGCTGCACTGGCTAAACGTGTTGGCTTAAAGCTTGTATACACCCACTACGTGGAGATGCACGGTAACTCATCTCTATACGTACTTGTAAACGAGGACTACGACCCAGATAAAACCTCTATTGAGTTGTCAGCAATATCTGCTGGTCTTAATGAGGTTCAGCCGAAAGATGATGAAACAGGTTTGATTAGATCAACTCGTACTCCTGTAGATTGGGAGCAGTTCTATCAAAATGCTATTTACACCAAGCAAGTGTCTGTAGAAGTCACTGAGGATTGGAAAAACCTAGGTCACAGAATTGTCTCTGTTGGAGCCGCTGCAAAAGGAATTACTTTCTTACGTGCCTGTGATTTGGAAGTTGATGCGGTATTAGACGAGGCTCCATTAAAAATTGGTAAGTGGATTCCTGGTTTAGATGTTCAAATTACAGATTTTTCATCTATTAAAGATAACGATGCTTACATTATTAGTGCTTGGAACTTTGCGAAAGAGATTTCACTTAAGTTGGTTCAAAACGGTGCTAACCCAGATGCTCCTTGTTTTCTGTATTTCCCAAATGCAATAGTGACAACCCTTGGGTATCTTGCTGTTAATGGGCTGGCATTCCATGAGTGAGCAACCTTCAGCAGACTTTTACAGATCAACCCCTATAAATCTCGGTATGTCTTTGCTTGATTTTTATAGAGCTAGGCTTCTTAATCAAATACACTATGTAGATTTATATAAAGGCGTTCGTATTTTAAAACTCCCAGAGGATTTACGTACATACGAACGTCTTATTGAAGATTCAAAACCAGAAGTTATTGTTGAATTAGGAATTGAATCAGGTGGCTCTTCGCTATGGTTTGCTGATCGCCTCAGCAATATACTTGGTGGCGGTGAAGTTATTGGCGTAGATGTCAACACTAAGGCAGCTGAAGATAACATTTCTTATGACAAAAGAATCACTATTATAAACGGAGATTTAACTACTCCGGAGACAGTTAAGGCTGTCTATGACGCTGTTGCTGGACGTAGGGCAATGGTTATTGAAGATGCTGCTCATACCTATCAGTGCACGATGTTTGCCATGGAGAACTATTCAGACTTAGTTCCCGTTGGTGGTTGGTTTGTTGTAGAAGATGGAATTGTTGATATTGAAGAACTTCGTCAATACAAAGAGGCTCCGAGAGGGGTGATTCCAGCGCTAAATGATTTTATGGAGACTGAAGCAGGTAAAAAGTTTACTCGTTTGCGACTTGCTCCTTATGGAATTACCGCAAACCCTGGTGGATGGCTCCAAAGAGAGTTTAAATAACAATGTATACTTGTTGGATAGACACCATGACATTCAGGAGCCAGAACAGTGTACGAAGTTAGAGATGGTTCCCGTACTCTTCAGTTTAATGGTCGCATTCTTGGATCCTCTTCTTCGTGGAGAAAAGGGTCTACTCGTTGGATTGAGTTTGATCTTTACCAGACAGAAAACGGTTCCTACATTCTTTCTAGAGTAGGTGTATCTCTTGTCTTTCATGGAGCCTCTTGCCCTCTTGTAAAAAGGTATGGTTTAGTTGAATCCGTTCCTGAAAACCTATCAAAGGACGCTATACCTTGCGATATTTCCTGAAAGAAATAGAACTTGGGCGCAAGTAAGCGATGATGCGGAAGCTGTGCTTGAAGCATTATATAAGTATGATGATGGTGGGGCTCGTTACCTGACTAAAGTTGCTCAGAGATTGCTTGAAGAAGCGTCTAAGCAAGATAAAAAAATTGAATCTGTGTATAGGGTAGAAATTATTCCCTAAACAAAAACCAAGGAATGACAAAAATGACAGAACGACAGACAGAAGATTTATCCGCAGTACAACTACACCTAGTTGATTCTGTAGAAAAAGCCACTGAGTTTCTCACTTGGCTTAGTCAACGCCGTCCATACGATGCAGTATCTGTAGATATTGAAACTGGTGAACTCGCTGGCGGTGTTCGTGGTGATGCCTTGTCTCCTTGGCACGGAGATATACGTCTTGCTCAGATTGGAGATGGGCAACAAGGTTGGTCTATACCTTGGAAAAACTGGTCTGGCGTTTTCTATGAAGCAATGAATAAATTTGAAGGTCAGATTGTTTGCCACAATATTGCTTTTGAAGCCAAGTGGTTTGCTGTTCGATCTGAGTGGGAAATGCCTTGGCATCGTGCGCACGACACAATGATTATGGCTCAGATTATCGACCCACTGGGTTCTGGTGCGCTTAAAAAATTAGCTGCTCGTTATGTAGACTCTCGTGCTGTTGCACTGCAAGAAACTTTGGGAACAGAACTTGCCACTAATGGCTGGACTTGGGGAACTGTTCCGGTCAACTTTCAGCCTTACTGGTCTTATGGTGCGCTTGATACTGTGCTGACAATGCGTATCTGGGAACAGTTCTATGAAAAGTGCGGTCCTGGTGGTGTGTACAACACAGCATACGAACTTGAAATGGCTACAAGAAAAATTGTTACTCGTATGGAGATCAATGGGGCTCGTATAGATCTTGACTATTCTCAGAGAAAATATGAGGAGTTGGTTAACTACACGGAGTCCGTAAAAGATTGGGCTAAAAAGACGTACAACGGGGCTTCTATAACCAGCAACATACAGTTAGTCAGGCTTTTTGAGAGTCTTGGTGCAGAAATTACTGAACTAACACCTACGGGGCAAAAGTCAGCAACCAAAGACCAACTAAAACTGTTAACAATAACTGGAAATGAAGAAGTTAAAAACCTAGCCGAAACTGTTCTTAAACAGCGAAAAGCTGACAAACTTGCTAGTAGCTACTTCTCTAATTTTATAGATAAGAACGTTGAGGGTTTTGTTCATCCATCTGTAAAAACAATGGGTGCTCGTACCGGTCGTATGTCTATTACTGACCCTGCACTGCAGACCCTCCCTAAGGGTGACGATGTAGTTCGCTCTGCATTCTTGCCTAAAGATGATGACCACGTGATTGTCACATCTGACCTTGACCAAGTTGAGTTTCGTATGTTCGCTTCTCTTTCTCAAGACCCCAACTTGATTCAACTATTTCACCGTGCGGACGCAACTGGTTCTGACCCATTTACTGAAATTGGCCGTGAGGTGTATCAGGAACCAGAAATGACTCGCTCTGATAAGAGACGTAACCTTATTAAGGGTGTTGTTTACGGTCGTCTATACGGCGCTGGTGTGGCTAAGCAAGCCTTAACTGCTGGTGTACCAGAACATCAAATGAGGGCTGTTTCTGACTCTTTTGATCGTAACTATCCCGGAATGATTTCATTCCAGAAGCAGATTGAAGATATTGGTATGCGTCGCTTACGTGGTGAGGGTCAAGGCTATGTCTATACCTGGACTGGTCGTCGTATTCCTTGCGATGATGAAAGAACCTACACCCTTGTTAATTATCTAATCCAGGGTGGAGCAGCGGAAGTTTTTAAGAGTAACTTAATTAAATTAGATCAGGCTGATTTAACAGAACTTCTTATTGTTCCCGTACACGATGAAATTGTGCTTAATGCGCCACGTGACCAAGTGCAAGAAGTAATGCAAACTGTCAAAGAATGTATGACTACAACTGAGGGTTGGGCAGTTCCGCTTACCTCTGGTATAGATGGACCAATGGAAACATGGGGTGAAAAGTATGTCTAAATATGTTTTGTCGGTGGACCCAGGGAAAGCTACTGGAGTTGCTTTACTTTGTTTGGCTAAAGATAAAGAGCCTGAGATTTTATTTTCTGGGGAGTCCCAGCCAGAGGAGTTTGCTGGCGTTGTAAGAAACCTTTTAGAGGATTTTACTGAGGACTACAGCCTTTTGACTGTGGTTTGTGAGAAATTTACAATAAATGCTCAAACAGTCCGTAACTCTCAAGCGCCATACAGCCTTGAGCAAATTGGAGTTTTAAAGCAGATTTTGCAAGATTTTGGCATTGATAGGGACTCTATTGTTTGGCAAATGCCTGTAGATGCCAAAAAAATGTTCCCTAACGAGGCCCTAAAGACTTTAGGGGTGTGGCATAAAGGTGGGGAAGGCCATGCAAATGATGCCCTTAGACACGCCCTTTTGAGGCTTGTAAAGGGTGGCTGGATACCTAGAAAACTTCTAGAATAGAAGTTACTATTCAAAATAAATAGTTTTCTACAAAAAGTGTGATAGTATTTTTTTAATGACAAAAAGACATGGGAGAAGGAAGTAAATGCCTGTAACAGCAAAACTAGATCCAGACGGTAAGCATATTCGCTTAGACGTTGAATACCGATACAAAGAACTTTGTAAAAGTATTCCGGGATCATCTTGGTCAGCTTCTGATCAAATCTGGAGAGTCCCTCTAAGTTGGTCTACTTGTTTAGCGCTGCGCTCTACCTTTAGAAACGATTTAGTTATTGCCGAAGATCTTGGTGAGTGGGCTACAAACCTTCTTAACACTCGTATTAGTCCAGCAAACTCTCTTAGAGAGTTAGAGCAGTTTGAGTCCTCAACTAACTTAGATCTTTTCCCGCACCAGCAAGCAGGAGTTGAGTTTCTTAAAACAGCTCGTAGGGCTTTGTTGGCAGATGAGCCAGGTCTAGGTAAGACTGCTCAAGCAATTAGAGCAATCAAAGAACTTAAAGACAGCGGTGAAGATGTTTTTCCTGCACTTATTGTCTGTCCTAACACTCTTAAGAAAAACTGGGCTCGTGAATTTGGTCGTTGGTGGCCAGGAGTTTCTACTCAAGTTATTAAGGGAACTTCTACCCAGCGTAAAAAGCAGTTTGAGACTCCTGCAGATGTTTACATTATTAACTGGGAGTCGTTACGTACTCACTCACGACTGGCTCCGTACGGCTCTGTAGCACTGGCTCGCTGTAAAGAATGCGGCGGTCACGATGAAAGAGTGAGTCTTACTCGTTGTGAGGTTCACCAAAGAGAGTTAAATAAGATTGATTTCAAAGCAGTTGTTGCTGACGAAATTCACCGGTCAAAAGATCCTAAATCAAAACAAACTCGCGCTTTGTGGTCAGCAACTGGCAATGCAGAGTTTAGGTTTGCACTAACTGGTACTCCTGTGGCAAACAACGTTGTAGATATGTGGTCAATTTTGCATTGGCTTTCTCCTGAGGATTGGCCATCAAAGACAAAGTGGATTGACCGTATGGTTGACACAATGCTTAATGCTTTTGGTGGGATGATGGTTCTTGGAATTAAGCCTCATATGGAAGATGAGTTCCAACGTACTATTAGTCATCACATGCGTCGTATGTTGAAGGCTCGCGTATTGCCTTGGCTACCACCAGTAATCAACGAACGCCGCGACTTGGAGATGTCTACTAAGCAGAAAAAAGCTTACGAACAAATGCGCGACACAATGATTGCCGAACTTGAGTCTGGCGAAGCGTTATCTGCCCCTAGTGTTCTGACTCAGACAATTCGTTTGCTTCAGTTTGCTAGTTCTTATGCAAACATTGTTGTTGATGAGAATACTGGAGAACCTAAGGCTGTTTTGTCAGAGCCATCTTGTAAGGTTGATTCTCTTATGGATGACATTAAAAACGGAGACTTTGGAGAGGACTCAGTTGCTGTATGTGCAGTGTCGCGTCAGTTAATTGAACTTCTAAGTGCTGCTTTGACTAAAGCCAACATCCCTCACGGTTTAATTACTGGTGCTCAGAATGAAGATGAACGTCAGCAAGCTATTGATGATTTTCAATCTGGTGCAAAGAAGTGGATTTTATTTACTGCCCAGGCTGGCGGTGTAGGTGTGACTCTCACTGCTGCTCGTCGCTTGATTATGCTTCAGCGCCCTTGGTCTTTGGTTGATCACAAACAAGCACTAGACCGTGTGCACCGCATTGGATCAGAGATTCACGATTCGATTGTGATTACAGATTATGTAACAGAAGGAACTATAGAAGAACGAGTTCTACAAGTTCTTGAAACTAAAGCAGATAACTTTGAGCAAATCGTTCACGACAGGGAAAAACTACTTGACTTGCTTAAAAAAGATAAGGCAGGTAAGTTATGAAACATACAACAATGACATATAAGGACGGAATGATAGATGTCTAATGTAATTAGACTCTCTAACTCAGAGATTCAAACATTTAAAGATTGTCGTCGCCGGTGGTGGTTAACTTACTATCGTCGTCTAAAGCCTCTTAACCAAGACTTTACTGGGGCCCTGGCGCTTGGATCACGTATTCATGCTGCCTTAGATGATCACTATGCAAAAGGTGTTCCACTACTAGATGCTCATTCTCGCTTGGTAGAGGCTGACCGTAACTTACTTATTGCAGATTTCAGGGATACTGACACCCTTGATGGCGAAGCAGAACTAGGTCGAATCATGCTTGAGGGCTATGAGCAGTGGGTTGAGGAAAACGGAATTGACTCAGAGCTAGAAATGATTTCTACAGAAGAAACAATTATTGCCCCATTATTCAACGGAGAAGTTGAGTTTATGTTCCGTGACTTTAAGACTGTAGGTGGATCACTTTCAGACTTTGCAATGCTTGCTCCAATGAATGAGCAAGTGCTTACATATATGCTTCTGGAAACATTCCAGAGTAAAGAAGGAGAACGCTCCGAAGGTGGCATCTTTACGATGCTAAAAAAGGTAAAGCGTACTGCTTCTGCACGACCTCCGTTCTACGACCAGATTGAGGTGCGTCACAATGTGTTCACACTTCGTTCTTTCTGGAACCGTATCCACGGAACAATAACAGACCTAATGCGAGTGCGTACAGCGCTTGACGAAGGTACTGATCATACTTCTGTTGCGTATCCTCACCCGACACGCGATTGTAAGTGGAAGTGTCAATTCTTTACTGTATGCACGTTAATGGATGACGGTAGCGCAGCCGAGCAAGCACTTTCAGAAATGTTTGAAGAGGGAGACCCCTATTCATATTACGAAAACGAAAATGACAAGAAAGGACTGGAATAACTATGAGTGACATTCAGCGTTCTCTTACAGTTATGGTCTACGGTGAGTCAAAGGTTGGAAAATCCACCTTTGCGGTTACCGCTCCATATCCACGTCTCATGCTTGACGTTGAGGGTGGGCATCGTTTCCTCCCTATCATCGTGAAGTACTGGGACCCACTCCGAGAGGAGCCACCAGTAGCAGACGGCACTTGGGATACTTGCGTAGTCCAAGTTCGTAGCTATGACGATGTGCTTAAGGCATATCAATGGCTTCAGAGCGGTAAGCATCAGTTTAAGAGTCTTATCATTGACTCAATCTCTGAACTTCAAGTTAAGTGCATGGATAGCATCGCAGGTAGCGAGCAGATGAAGATGCAGCAGTGGGGCGAACTACTTCGTCACATGGGCGGTCTTTTACGTGACCTACGCGATCTAACAATGCACGCAACTAATCCACTAGAAGCAGTTGTCTTGACTGCAATGGCTCGTCCTAGCCAAGACGGTCGTCAGCGTCCGTACTTGCAGGGTCAGCTTGCAATCCAGGCTCCGTACTTCTACGACATTCTTGGTGCTATCACAACAGAGGAAGTACCAAACCCTGATCCATTGAGTCCTCCGTACAAGGTTCGTAAAATGTACGTGGAACGAAATAATCAGTATGAGGCTGGAGAGCGTGTACAAGGTCGCCTTGGCTCAGCAGTTCAGCAAGAAAACCTCTCCATTGAACGTATGCTTGACATGATTTTTGGAGAAAAACAACCTGCAGCAACTGCTGCCAAAACAACAAAGAAGGAAGGTTAAGGTATGAGTACCTTAAACTGGTCCGACCTCATCAAAGAGGCTGGAGAAACAGCATCATACGAACCACTACCAGACGGTGACTACGATTTAGTAGTTCTTGAAGGCGTGGCAAAGCAGACTCAGTCTGGCAAGACAATGTTCTCAGTTAAGGCTGAAGTACAGGGTGGTCCACACAACAAGCGTCTCGTATGGGACAACCTTGTAGTGTCTAATGACAATCCAACTGCGTTGGGTATTTTCTTTAGCAAGATGGCCGCTTTGGGATTGACTAGAGAAAATTTCTTTAGCCAAGACCCTACTAATGCTCAGATTGAAGCAGCTCTTGCTAATCGCAAGTTCCGCGCTCAAATTGGTAGTCGCGTATGGCAGGGTAACAAGAAGAATGAAATCAAGCGTTACTACCCTGCTCAGGCAGCAGCTCCAACTACAGATCCATGGGCTGAAGAACAGGCTCAGGCTGCTCCAGCACCTGCACCGGCTCCAGCACCTGCACCTGCACCCGCACCGGCTCCAGCGCCGTCTGCACCCTTCTAAGTCACTGGCTTAGTGAGATTGCCTTCCAGCAAATGTTGGAAGGCTTTCTCATTACTCCACAAACTATAGGAAAGAGATAGATTAAAAACTATGAAAGTATTACTTACTGGATGTAGTGCTCCTCAGTCGTCCCCTGGATTAAATACAAGGCTTCCTACTTTTTCTGGTCTTATACGAAATGCTTTGAGTTATTCTGGACACGAAGTTGTGTGGACTACACCATCAATAGATATGTCTGAAGAGTATCTATCCCAGTTTGATGTGGTAATAGTTGGTCTAACTCCACCCACGAGTCTTTCTTCATATCGACTATACGGGGCTTTGTCTGTCATTGAAAGAGCTCGCAAGGTGTCTAATGTTAGATATTTAGTTGATGCTCCAGAGCCCCACAAACTGTGGGCTGGGATTAGGGCGGTTGCTAATAATCCAGAGGATCTTGTAAAAGATTTTTACTCTAAAAGATCAGAGTTTGGTAAAGCTACATCCTCAGCAAATCTTTCTCGTATTCAAGGAGTTATTTTTGATTTGTATGAAAATACTTGGGAACAGACTTTGTGTCCTTCTTTTCCTTGGTCTAAGAAAGAACACATAACAAAACACATACCTAATATTTCTGAAGATAATTTGGATCTTTTATGTCTTGACTCATTTCTATTGACTGCCGTAGAGGATTCAACTGCTTTATATATGAAGTCAAATTCAGACCATTGGTCTACTAATCAAAAGACCCCTTGGGTTAAAAATCTTGAAAAAACACTAAAAAATAAAATTTACCCAATGTCTAGTAGTAAATGGTCTACTAATACTTCTGTATTGACAAATATAAATAAATCTATTGGCTCTGTAATTTCTGTGTATAAAAATGAAGAGCCTTGGTGGTCGGTAAATCTTTCTCAGTCTTTGTATGTAAATACTCCCGTAGTCACAGACTGGAAGCAGACATCTTATTTAGGAGAGTCCTGGTCCCTTTTGGCTCATAACTTAGAGGATATGTCTGTTGGGGAAAGGCTTTCTATTGCTACAAAACAAAAGAATGATTATATAAAGGTTTTACCAGATTTTAATGAGTCAATTTATAGAGTTTTATCCTGTGTTTTTGATGTTTAATACAGTACAATTTACGTAAAGTGAGAGTGGATATATGAGAGATTTAAATATTGAGATGGCAAAGTCTCAACTAGAAATGGCTAAAGTGTCTGTTGATGTAGGCACTTCTGTAGTAAAACTTCTTGATTTTTGGAGAACCCTGCCCCACCTAGCATCAAACGATGCTCAAATAGTTGAAGTATTTTCAAAACTAGCTATGGGCATTGCTTTAGTTAATAACCAAGGCAACGAGATTTGGGAACCCGGTATGCCAGGGTTTATCCGCGTTGGTGATGAAGTAAGAGTCTTGGCAGATGCTTTTGAGGGCGAGTTAGGACAACTCCATAACGGGCGTAGGGGTCGTGTAGTTGCTGTTCGTTCAGGTGACATTATTGTTAAAACAACTGACGGTAGAGAGCCTACTCTTGATGGATCTCACTACTCTCCTTACAAAGTAGAAAAGTTAGTTGCAACATTATGAGCGTAGTCACTGTTGCTCATCTTTTGGTTAACGGAGATGATTACGACGAAATTTCTTTAGCTGCTGAAAAGCGTATTTCAGAGTTCTTTAACGTAAGTGTCTCTGACGTAAGAAAGAAATTTAACTACGAATTACTTGTTAAAGAGACAGAAGATATGGAAAGCGAAAGCTTTTATCAAGCACAGGTAGTGGTGAAAAATAGAGATGTCTGAGACTACTCAAGAACCGGTTCTACAACTCAGAGTTCAAGCCCTTCGTGAAGCAGCAACAATTATTGCTGGGGATCGTGATGTTCAATATGGCGGTCCAGAAGAGAACTTTACTCGTATTGCAAAAATTTGGTCTGTAATTATTGGAGTAGATATAACTCCCGAAGATGTAGCAATGATGATGGTTGGGTTAAAAGTTGCTCGCTACGCATCTAAGTCAGGATTCCAGCCCGACACGTGGATTGATATTGCTGGATACGCTGGTTGCGGTTATGAAGTTGGTAGTGTAGAAAAGACTTAACAACTTCACAGACAGGCAAAATTTTGTACAAAAAAACAAAGCCTCAACTTCCATTTCCATCGACATATGAAAACCCTCTGTGTAGGGAAGTCGGTGGAGATTTGTTTTTTTATGGGGATGCTGATGATCCTGGTCAACTAGATACAAATGCTACAAACGTTAAATTAGCAAGAAGCATATGTAAAAGTTGTGACCACATAGTTGAGTGCGCTGAGTGGGGTATACAACACGAACAGTTTGGTGTGTGGGGTGGTCTTAGTCCTGTAGAGCTTACAGATGCTCGTAGAAAAAGAAACATTAATCTCGCAACTATTCAGTACTTAGTTGATTAAAGCGTTTCTCAAGATAGACATTAAGTTATTCCTATAAACTGTACTTAAGTTTTTAGGAGGTCTATATGTCTAGCAAGAAAGACCCCCGTCCCATGGCTATTTGTGAGTCGTGTTATTTAGATGATCACACCAGGTGGGAGCCAGAAAGCATGGACGAAAATGGCACCATTTTAATGAAACTTGTTGGTGTAGATGTTCCCAATAAAGTTAATACCGAAAGTGTTGAAACTTGTTGTCTTTGCGGTGCATTAACAATTGCTGGAATTTTTGAAGTCAAAAAGCCATCAGAAGTATATTTTCTTGAAGATGATGAGATAGATAATAATTTTGAAATGTCTATCGGTGACATAGATGAAGGATTCTAGAATAGGTGAGTCACTCTGGGAAGAATGGCTTGGTTCTGGTTACTTAAATTTTTCAGAAGATTCTGAGACTTTTATTTTCTACACAAAAGACCACGTTTCTATGGAAAACGATTTAGTCCGCAGGGCTCTTGCCTCGGCTATTCAGAGAGACGGTATAACTGATTCTTTATCAGAAAGCTTCAAAAAGTTGGAGAAATCAAAGTCAACTTTTGGTTGGGCTGGAAATAGCGATTTTGATTTAGAGCTAATGTCTTGTGACGAACTAGGTTACACAGATTACAGATTTAGGGGATAGTCTTACTGAAGTATCTCCTATAACCTGGGTTGAGTTTTAGTCTATTTTTGGCGTGTTACAGAGCCTTAATTTATAGTATTTCTATTAGAATTGCTTCTGTGTGGAAACCAGCAGATAATTTAAGATGGCAAAAAAACGCCTTGTGCGCTGACCCATCCAAAAAAGAATCTATGACTTGGTTCTACTCAAAGGATCCTGTAGAGAAAAACAAAGCTAAAAACATGTGTTTCTCCTGTCCTGTACGTAAAAACTGCCTACAGTGGGCTCTAGAGCACAGAGAAATTTGGGGTATCTGGGGTGGCAAAGATGAGATTGAACTCCGTAGGGCGCTTTCTGTAGCCTACAATGGCGAAGAAACTAAGCGTAATAGACCGCCTAATTGCCCTTACTGCACTGCTCGTCCAGGCAAGTTAAATACTTCTATTGAGACTCTCCCACCGGGGGGTCGTTGGACTCGCGCAAAGGTAGTTACTTGTACCGAATGTGGCTTTGCTTGGCGCGGACGCTCCAGTGCAAATGCTGTAGAAGCCTACAAAGCCGAAAAAGAAGCAAAGAAAAAAGAAAAGAAAAAGTCTTAATCTGTTTGAATGATGCTTATATCTCTACGAGCGTCGTGATTCTGTCCCACAGTAAAAGTTAAAAGACCTGGCTTACTTTCTAAACCTGAACGGTCGCGCCACCATGGAGAACCTGGATCGGTAGTAGGAGCTTGTAGCCATAGGCGAGAGCCAATATCTAGAGCCTTAAAATGATGGAAGTGTCCTGAAACCCAGACATCTGCCTGACCAAGAGCAGTCTGTCCTGCAGCTTGTCCAGATAGATATTTAACAACATCGCGTCCGCTTTGATGCCCGTGAAATAGACCTACAAGAGTTCCTTTAATGTCTACAGTTAAAGTCTGATGATCTTTTTCTGGGTAACGGAACTTTACGTGAGCAAGTTCTGGATTCTCTGCACAAGCGTCTTGGACTGCAGAAGCAATCTCTACGTTCCACCCGTCAGAAGGATCGGCTACAACTTGACGTGTTACTTCGTCATGATTTCCATTTACCACAGCGATAACAAGTTCCTCGCAGTGTGGTGCAAAAGCCTTAATTTGTTGCATCAATAAACGACGGGCAACTCGTGTCTGCTCTGTCTGACCTAAATCAGAGGCTGCTGGGCTTTGTAGTCGCCCGCCCTGAGAAACATTTCCTTCTACGTGATCTCCTGCAAGAAGCATTGCTACAGTTCCAAGATTACGACCAATTTTATTTAGTTCTTGGTAGCGAGCAAAGGCACCTTCAGTAACTCCAAGAATTCTTTGAACTGATTGTTCTGTTCCGTGACCATTTGCTTTTTTACCAATTTGTTGATCGCTAGGAGCAATTACAAAAGCTCCATCTCCTGTAACTTGCTTGGAACCTTTTGTTGGTTTCCATTTTTTAATTTCATCTACAAGTTTTTCTAAATCTAAGTCTGAATCTAGGCTGTCTGCATAGTCTGCTGGAACAACTGATACTCGGAAAGATTCAAGCCAGTTTTCGTTAAAAGTTTGCCACTTACCTTGACGTACACTTGTGACTTTCCACGCTGCTGGATCAAGACCAAATTCAATTAAAATTTCATTAGCATCTGCAGAGTTACCAGCCGGTCTTGGGGTGCTGACAACAAAACCACCAGAAGTGTGGTCTATATCCATACGAGGTCTAAATGCCTCTGGAGTCTCTTGAGCCCGTCTATCGGACCCTGTTTTGCCAGGGGAAGCAAGTTCTTCTAAAACTTTTTTTGCAAATTCATCTGACACTTTAGGATCCATTCAATGCGGTTAGTCTGGCATTTATGCCAGTGAAGCATCTACATTGCTTCCTACGGTGGAGTGCTATAGACGACTGCGCAATGTCAAATTTTTCTGAAATTAATAAATCATAAATTTGTTTGTTTGAAAATCTTTTTGCATTTTCGCTAACAGGAAATAGCAATAGTTCAAGTGTTTCTTTATCTTCATTATCCATTTTTTCTACTACCTTGGATACACCACAAGGTAGCCCAAAACTTGGAGTAGATAGTTCTGAAGCTTTTTGCGCTAGTTTTCCCATAACCACTAGTCCTTCCACTATCTAGTCTTGTTACTAGATATGTAAGAACATTAACAGAAATATCTGTTATTTAAGTGATTTGAGTTGTCGGTGTGTCGCTTTTATTTTATAAAAACTGTTAGAAAACTAGGCTGGTTTTCTTGTAGATTTGCGTTTCCTTGGGATGTCTTGAACAACTGGGGCAGCCATATTGTTGACAATTAGATCTTTAATAAATTTGACTTCTGTCGAAGTTTCTATGCTATGCGCTTCAATTTTATTGACACGGTCAGCAAGAGATGTTCCACCGTTTTCCCACAACTGGTGTTCGACTCTATCTAGTCTTTCCGCTATTGACCTACCTTTTGAGTCAGTTCCAATGGCTCCTTCAAGTCTTTTACTAACTTTATATACGGCTACCAATACCCCAATTATGGTTGCCGAGCTGCCAAGAAATAAACTTAAGGAAGAAAGTAAGGACATGCTAGAGGACACGGTGGTCTCTTTCTGGTGTAGGATAAATCCACCGCTACAACGGTGTGGTTGAATAACTATACCATAAACGACACGTTCAAGGGGGCCTGTTGTTTATGACTTAGTTGATGTATAGTTTTCACATCAGCCGTATTTACCAAAATACGCAAATTTTATTTATCTATCTAGAGAAAGTTAACGATGCAAACGACGGCAAAACGATTAAGTATTCGTAGTATTTCAATCAAATTCGGACTGCCTCCACGTGTAATTTCACGTGCAATTGCATCTGGCGAACTTCCTGCCGTTCTTACGGTTACTGAAACAGGACGTGAACGCGCTTACGTTTCTGAGAATGATGCAGTTTTTTGGTTTAACTCTTTAACAACAAAGTCTTTTGTTGGCGGCTCTGAATGAGCGAACATGACAAGGCAAATTTAGACGGAAGATTCGCTAAAGCGACTTCTTGGTACGCATCCCAAGGATGGAAAATTCTCCCTTGCTACGGCATTGTTGGTGGTCGTTGTACTTGCAATCAGACACACGCTGAGCCTAAAGATGTGGGTAAGCACCCAGCTTTAAATTCTTGGCATACTGGAGCTTCCAGTGATGTATTAGAAATTTCTCGTTGGTGGGAACGTGACCCTGAAGCAAACATTGGTGTCTTTTGTCGTCCATCAGGATTTTTTGTAATTGATATTGATCCTCGTTCTGGTGGTCACAATTCTTTTGAAGAATTTGAAAAACTAGTTGAAGGTGCACTACCACCAACAGTTGAAGCAACTACTGGTTTGTACACGCTAGGTGGGCGTACTCACAGGGGTCGTCACATTTTTTATCGCTGTGATGAGTCAGAAGAACTTATTGGAAACCTAAAAGCTGCTGGTATCAAGGGTATTGATATTAAGCACAATGGTTATGTTCTTATTGCTCCGTCACGTCACTTCTCTGGTGTTAACTATGAGTGGGCTGAAGGCAAAGCTCCTTGGGAAATTGAAATGGCTGAGGCACCAGAGGAGTTGCTTGCTTTTCTTCGTAAGCGCAAGTCTCGTTCTGCTGTTGGAACTGTTGACTGGACTGAGACTTTTGCAGATGTTGATTTCGGCGCAGACCGAGTTGATATTGAAAAAATGCTTGAGGAAGGTATTGAAGAGGGCTCCCGTGCAGTTGATATCTACAAGTTAACTTGTGCTGTTGCAAACAAGTTTGATGTCAAAACACTTCTTGGTCGTCAGTCTGTAGAAACCTTAATGTTGCGGTTTAACTATGAAAAAGTTAGTCCTCCTCTTGAAGTAGACGAACTAACAAAGCACGTAAATAACGCTATTGACTTTGTTGTAAACAACCCAAAGATTGAGATGAAATGGCCTGGAATTACAGACAAAGAAACTGGATGGGCTAAAAGATTAAACGAAGAAACTCGTGAAAAGTTTTCAAAGGATTCCGAGCAACCTTCCGAGTTAGTTGCTTTAACTGGTGTTGTTCAGCCTGTTGCTGAGGACGATAAATATCTTCCAGGAACAATTGCTGGCTCTGTTTCAGAGAGTGTCAATAACGGAGAGTCTGTTGCTGAAGCATCATCTCTTGCAAACTTAAATGTTCCAAAAGATACAGATGCTATTAGTGAAGAAGATGGTGGAAAAGTTGGAGAGCGTACCCTATCTGATACAGGTAACGGTCGTCGCTTTGTAGATACCTTTGGTGTAGCAATTAGATATACAGAAGGTATTGGCTGGTTCCACTGGTCTGGTACTTATTGGAAGCCGGACACGGAACGTCTTGAAATGCAGGAACTTGCAAAAAGTCTTGCTCCTGTTATTGCTAGTGAAGTTATTCAATACGAGGGTCAGACAGAAAAGCAATCAGAAATTATTAAGTGGGCTCAACTTTCAAAATCAAACGCTCGTCTTAAGTCTGCAGTTGAGAACGCTAACTCTGACCGTAGAATACGTGTGGAAGTGGATAAGTGGGACTCTGACTTAAACTTGCTTGGTGTAAAAAACGGAGTCGTTGATTTACGTACTGGTGAGCTTTTACAGAACCGACCAGATTTATACATTACAAAACGTGCCCCTGTTGCTTACACTCCCGGATTGCGTAATGTGCGTTGGCAACAATTCTTAGAGTTTGCTACAAATGGAGACAAAGAATATCAAGAATGGCTACAAAGAGCTGCAGGTTATTCTCTTACTGGCTTGAGTACGTATGACGTAATGTTCTTGGTTTACGGTCCTGCTGGTTCTGGTAAAAACACTTTTGTTGAAGCGATTGTAAAATGTCTTGGTACTAAGCAGTATTCTTGGCCATTTGATTCAAGTATTCTTGCTAGTAACGACGGCGGTGCTCAGGGATCAGATTTATACCACTGGGCTGAACTTCGTGGTCGCCGTATGGTCTGGGTCGATGAACTTCCAGACTCAGAAAGATTAAAGGAAAACTCAGTTAAAAAGTTAACTGGTTCATCTGAAATTTCTGCTCGTTCCCCAGGAGAAAAGCCTTTCACATTCCAATCACAGGCAAAGTTGTGGATCTCTACTAACCACCGTCCAATCATTAATGATGACGCTATGTGGAGACGTATTCGTCCTATGCCATTTGTTCACGTACCTGAAAATCCAGACCCAGACTTAAAGGAATACATTTTTGATGCTGAAGGAGCACTACCTGCAGTGTTGTCTTGGTGTGTTGAAGGTGCTATAAAAATGCTTAATTCAAGCGCCCGTGATGCTCTTGGTTGGTGTTCGGTTGTCTCTGAAGCTGCTGAAATTTATCGCAAGAATGAGGATCGTATTGGTCTGTTTCTTGATGAAGAAACTAATGTTTCAGAGGGAGCCACTACACCAATTAAATCTCTCTACAGTATTTATAGAATATGGGCTGAGGATCGTGGTGAAAAGCCTATGAGCCAAACTGCTTTCCAGAAAAAGATGCTTGAAAGAAACATTGATCTTGTAGGTACGGGCTCTCAGGCAGTTGTTCATGGCAGATCTTTGAAGCCTAGACCTGTACTTTCTAGTGAAGTTGACTGGGGAGCAGCCAATAGGTTTGCCAGATAGGGTTTGCTAGAGTTTGGTAAACTGGGTAAATAACCGTCGTTTACAAAAAGGATTAAGACTACAATGCCAAACCCAGTAGCAAAACCAAAAATTTCTCAGCCGTGGGGTCGTCCAAACCCTCGTTACTCAGCTAAGCGTCACACAGGTATTGATTACGCCATGCCAGTAGGAACTCCTGTTCTTGCAGTTGCTGATGGCGTTATTGCCAACGTAATGACCGATAAGTCATACGGAGAAGTTGTAGTTCTTAAGGCTGACAAGTACGAAATCTGGTACTGCCATCTATCCGTCAAGGGCGTGAAAAAGGGCGATAAAGTTTCTGTTGGACAGGAACTTGGAAAATCTGGTAACACTGGAAACTCCACGGGTCCGCATCTTCACCTAGAAACTCGTATTGCACCATTCCGTTATGGCAACGATGTATCTTGCCCATTCATTGAAGATCCAGCAACCATTGATCCTAAAGCACCTGCTGACCGTAAGGTTGGATTTCTTGCTAAGGCTGTTGCTGCAGTCACTCCAGCAAAGCCAGCCGCTACAAAAGTTGTTGTTGCCGCAAACGTAAAATTTGGAGCAACCAATGATGACATCAAGGTAGTTCAGTCTGCTCTTGTAGATCTTCTTGGCGCAAAGTGCAAAGTTGATGGTAAGTATGACAATGCAACTAAGGCTGCTTACAAGACTTGGCAAGAAAAGCTTGGATACAAAGGAACAGATGCTGACGGCAATGCTGGAGCAAAGTCCCTTGGAGAACTAGGCAAAAAGTACGGATTTTCCGTTAAGTAAATTTAATTTCTAGGTTTAAAAACCCTAGCAGTACCTCTACCGCCCCTACCGGTATCAATTTTCCGGTGGGCGTTAGAGTGTGCTGTTATTCTCCCGCCTACAAAACCTTGAGGCGGTTTTATTAGGAGAGCTGTAAGTGCATGAACTAGAGCGTCGACTCGGTCGGGAGATTTCCCTTCTCCTGGAATCCATGAGGTCATTTGATCCTCAAGCTCAGCAAGGAAACCAACGTGGTGAACGCGCCCCTGCTCGTAAGCCAAAACTGTTGGCTCTGCTCGCAAAGCCTTTCCGTGCTTTGAGTGGACTTCTAAAACCTTAACATTTGGGTCAATAGCATTAATTGCATTACGCACTAATGCTCCACCTTGGTTTACTTCAGCGATAACTGGACACATCCACTTACGCGCCATCTCTACAACTTTATTAGCCCATATTTCAGGCGATCCGTGGATAGAAGCATCTTCAAGAATCCAGGCTTCTCTTTTATACAAGTCTCTGTCAGAGGTTGAAGCGCATACAACAATACCGCACTCATCTCTTGGGTTTTCTGCAACAGATGGATCTACGCCAATACAACGAAGCGGAGTTCCAATTGGAAACGCTGCATGACGGTTACGCTCAATCATTTCAATAGTCCAAAGAGCGCCGTCAATGTCATCAAGCATTTCGCCGTAAAGTTCCTGAGCGGCTAAACGTGTTCCCTCATAAACTCCCATAATTGCTTCCATATATGCAGAAGATAAGTTTCCTGAGTTATCCATAGTGCTTCCGCGTGTGATAACTACGTTTCCGCTTTTCTTTGATTCTTCTATAAGTTGATATAAAAGTGCTACTCGCTTAGGTGTAGTTGTTACCATAATTTTTGGACGATCACCGAGGCGAGTTCCAACTCGTAAGTTGTCAAAAGCAGTCATACCAGCAGCGTCTGGAGTCTGTCGCCAAGCCGCTACTTCATCTCCCCATGCATGAGTAAACTGCGGACCACGGAGTGAGTCAGGTTCGTCAGCAGTAAAACAGGTTGCTGTGTTTCCATTAGCCCAAGTTAAACGACGCTTAGATGGTTCATAGTGTGGTTTTTCGCTTGGTGGTGAAACATTGATAATTCCTGATTCACCTTCGACAATAACGTCACGCACGTCAGCAGCGGTACGAGCAACTAAGGCAAAACGAAGTTGTCCCTTGTTTGTGTGCTTTGCTTCTTCACGAACCCACTCGGCTGCTGTTCTAGTTTTCCCAGCACCACGACCTGCGATGTATGCCCAAATATTCCAATCACCCTCTGGTGCTTGCTGTTCAGGTCTGCCCCAGGCTTTCCAGTCCCAAAGTAGGGTGTCCATATCCATGTCGGAAAGGACAGCATTTCTTTGTTCTTCTGGGAGCATTGCAATTTGCTCCATTAAACTTTTAGCCATGTGTCCTCTTCAAAAACAAACTGCCCCCACGCAGAGTAGCGAGAGGGCAGTTAATTCTGTTTATTAAGCGTTACGCTTCATACTACTCTGTACTCCATAGTATAACGGAGCAGCAGAGCTTAAACCTAGTTCCCGCGCCAAGAAAGACATAGAAACACCAATTTTGTATTCCTCTGCTAATTGGTCGTGGTACTGATCAATTCCTACTTCTTTAGCCTTTTTTACTCGTTCTACGGCTTCAGAGTTTTGTTGGTGTGTAGCGCGTGTTTTAGATTTAATACTTGATACATCTACATTTTGCATAACAATCCGGCGACGTATTCCTGGGTAAGCCACATTTAAGGAGTCTGCTAATTTGGGCAAACTTCCACCCTTGCTTTGAAATTCAACAAGCAATTGCGTGTATTTACGACTGGCTTGGTGTTCAGGACTTAACTGATTGCGTGACCCGTAGGCTTTTTTTGCTAATGGAAGTATTGGTTTAATTCTGTCTGTGTATTCAACTACCAGATCATTCATGTCTTTTTTCTCCGTTTTTTGTCATTAGCATGTGTCATAGATTTATCTTACTTATTATGTATTTTTTATGCAAATGGGCATAGGAGACCCCATTAAGAACTAAAAAAACATTAAATACACCTTGTAAAGGCTATTTATCGTCTGAATCTTCATCTCTGTGGATAATTTCCAGATCTAGAGGTCCTCTAGCTTTCATAGAAACTAGCCAAATGATTAGCGCAATAATGATAGCGTAGCCAACTATTGTTCTGGCACTACCAGTAAGAACGCACCAGGCAACAAACATACCTAAAAGAGTCCAAGTTTGGTTTAGAGACTCAACAAAGGCATCTTTTACCCATGCGAATAGTGATTTCATATTATTTCCTTGCTAGTGTTAATGCTGAGGTTCCAGCGATTACTTGGGCTACAACAACTGCCGAAACAGTTACTGCTTGTGCTTCTTTACGAGTTGCTGCTGTCATGTCAGCACCAACATTTGCTATAGCTTTAACAGCCTTACCTGGGTCTGTAAATACTGTTGCAAGAAGTTCTGATGGATCTTCAAATATCTCAATTGCATCAGCAATTTCAGCAGTAATTACAACTCCGTTATCTAAAGTAATTGGCTGTTCTGCTGGAAGGTCTTCGTAGTCCAAACCAGATGCTTCAAATACATCAGCAGGAATGGCTGTGTCCTCGTAAGCAGAGACAAGAACATCAGAGATTAATTCTTTCTCTTCCTGAGAAAGTGTTCCGTCAGACTGTAGATTATCTAAAAGATCAGTAACTTCAGAAGTGTCTAGGTCTCCATCAGAAAGTAAGTTATCAATTACAGCCTGTGTTTCTGCTTCAGTAATAACTCCATCTTCTGAAGCATTATCTACAACTTCTTCAATAGGCTCTATAATTGGTTCAGGTTCTATAGTTGTTTCAGGAGTTGGTTCAGGTGAAGGTTCTAGATTTTCTGGGGCAGTTGTGGGTGAAGGCTCTACTGGTGTTGGAGGATCTGGAGTCTCACTCGGAGTCGGAGTCGGACTAGGTTCTGGTGAAGAAGAAGGTTCTGTTGGTTCTGGTGTCGGTGTCTCTGATGGTGACGGCTCAGGCGTTACTGTTGGCTCTGGGGTGGGTGTTGGTGTTGGTTCTGGTGTCGGGGTGGGAGTAGGCGCAATTGAAATATTGTTCAATGAGTAAAATGAACCTTGATTTATATTAAGAGTAGTTTCACTTGTTTGAACGTTCTGTGTTTCGTTCCATTGAGACCATACAATCCAAACACCAGACTCATCCCAGCTATTGTCTCTAACGGTTGCGCCTTTTTGAGTACGTTGTCCATTATTATAAGAATCATCTAAAATAATTGCGTAACTGTTGTTTGTAAAGGTGTTACCTTTAATTAGACGGTTATTGTTTTCAATTGATGAGTTGTCAAAGAATGTTGACCACGAAGTTGGAATCCAAGAAAAAGTTTGTATAGCAACGCTATTTCCATTAAATGTTGAGTTAAGCACAGAATGCTTGTTAATTCCTCGTGCGCTAATAGCAGTTCCATTATTATTAAATGTTGAATTACTTACAAGCACGGTGCGTTCTACGCCTATAGCAGTTCCGTTATTTTCAAAGGTTGAACCTGTTACATATATTCTGTTGTTGTAGCCAGAATCATCCGTAGAAAACATATTTGGAGTTGATCCCCAATCAGAAGCAATGGCAGTTCCGTTATTTCTAAAGATTGTATTATTTATGTATGTGACAGTTGTTCCACCATTTTTGCTGAAAAATGCTCGTCCAGCATCGTGAAAATAAGAACTGTTGATTGTAAGAGTTCCTCTTTCATTTTCTACATATGTAGAACTGAACTCTAAATCATTAATAGTCAAGTTTGAATTAGTAGGTACATAAATTCTGTAGTTACCAGATAAAGATATTTTATCTTGTCCATTAATTACTAGCTGTCCTACAATACTAGGTAAATTAGACGTAAGAAATATGGTTCCCTCTACAGCAAAATTTATCTGATCATAAGTTCCATTAGATATAGAATTTGCTTGAGTTATAGCCCATCTAAACGTTCCTTCTGAATCGTCATCTGCAAGACTATTTACCACCAATGTTGTTGGTTGAGGGGGGCATTGCTCATTCCAGTTAACTTCAGATCCGTCCCAGCACTCTATTGGTGGTGGCATTTGAGGACAAGTTTGATTCCAAGAAATAACAGAACCATCCCAACAAGTAATTGGCGGTGGTGTTGGAGTACATTCTGATTGGTAGTGAACTACAGAACCGTCCCAACAAATTACTTGAGGCTCTATGGGACAGGTTTGATTTCCAGGAATTACCGAACCATCCCAGCAAGTTATTGGTGGTGGTTGGGGTGGGCAGGTTTGACTCCAAGCAACCCAAGTTCCGTCCCAGCACTGTGTATCAGGTGGAATTGGAGGGCAAGTTTCGTTGTACGCAACTGTTGATCCGTCCCAGCATTGACCGGGTGGTGGTTCTGCAGGACAGGTTCCAGACATTGGAATGATTGTTCCATCCCAACAAGTCTGCATTTCGACTGGACGACCACCGTTAATGGTGAACGCCTCTGAGATTTGGACCACCTCTTCATTTGATTGGAAACGGATACCTCGTCGTAAATCTGCTGGAAGCCAGCCTGTTGTCTCAACGATGCCAGACCAAGTAGGTAGGCGAGAAGTGTCAACAGTCAGTTTAATTGTTGTAAAGTCACCGGAGCTTTGAGGAAATGGTCTTACTTTCCATTCCACACAGAAGCCTGTGTTTGTAACGCCATAACTTAAATGTCCACCACTCCAAGTAACCCAGTCCCAACCCGCAAGGGAGATTGATGGGGTGTATGGGTAAGAACTAAATGTGGCATCAGGTGTACCGAAAGTGAGAGTTCCATTAGTGGTTACATACGTTGTGTTGTATGTGGTGTCACCGAGAGGAAGATTGTATGGGAGCGCCATTTGGTGAGCAACGTCATCTTCTTCTCCCCAAGAATATTGGTTACAAGGCTGCTCTGCAATAACAGCGCTTGCTGGAGAGGATGGCATTACTAAGGCAAAAACGGCAACATAAAAAAATGCAGCAAGGACTCTTAGAGTCTTAAACAAGTTAACCCCTCCAGCAAGGGCAGTATTAATTAAATTCGTGTGTCAGCGAACTTCCTTTTATATTTTACAAGGTTTTTATATACGCTAAATAAGAATTACGTACTGTAGCTGGATACCACTTCTCTCCACCGTGTGCAGTTGATACGTTTTCTGCATTAAGTGCATTAGCAATTAACTGATACGAAAGTCCTAAATTTCTTTCTCTATAAATACGTTCTCTAATTTCTTGTTCAATATCTGGAGTTGGTCCTAGATCTACACCCCAAACTTTTCCGTTTGAGCGACGATCTCTATGAACATCTTTTTGACGTTCAGAAATCATTCCTCTTTCCATTTCCGCCATTGCTGCCATAATTGTGACCACAAACCTTCCTTGATGAGTAGCAGTATCCAACCCAAGGTCAAGCAAAGCCAAGCGCCAACCGTACTTGTGAGAACGGTCCACAATACTGAGGAAGTCTTTGGTTGAGCGAGCCAATCTATCAAGACGGGTAACATATAAAGCACTAGCCTTTCCAGTATCTAGGTCATCAAGAGCATTACGAAGCACGGGGCGACCCTGAATACTTTTACCTGAGCGACCCTCTTCTCTTAAAACCATTGGCTCATAGTCCGCTGCAAGGGCTGCGTATTCCATTTGCTTTACCTGAGCGTCAAGACTCATTCCGTCCTGTGCTTGCATCTGGGTAGATACACGGGCATAGAGATATGCAATTCCGTTAGACATATACAGTTCTTTCAATACCTGCGGAAGAAATTAGTTTTGAGCATCCGGGACAAGGTTGACCAGTTATGTAAAGAGTTGCTCCTAAAAGGTCGCTCCAGGAAGCCCGTAGAAGCGCGTTTGCTTCTGCATGGGTACTCCAACATAGGTCATATTGACCTTTTGAGTGTTCTGAAGTTGCATCTAAAGCTCGTGGGCATTGTCCAGTTGAACCGCAAGAACGTTCGTCACCTGCTGGTGTTCCGTTGTATCCAGTAGAAACAATCTTGTGATCTTTAACAACTACCGCTCCGTGTTGCGCACGAACGCAGTCACCTCGCGCAGAAACTGCTTTAGCGATATTTAAGTAGTAATCATCCCAACTTGGTCTATTCATAGCGGTCTCATAACAACTAATGCGCTTGGAAATGGAGCAGCGTTTTTAGCCTGACCAAACTTTAGCCGTCCTCGTATAAAACGTACTTCGTGATGAATTACACTCTCATGCCACCAAGCCGTATCTGTACGAGAAGGAACAAGACAGACAACAGTAGCGCCACGCTTAGACTCTAAATCAGCCTTAGCCATCCACTCTTTAATAGTTTTTCCATATGGAGGATTAAGCCACACAGCCCCGTTCCCGGCTTCTTTTGACCAATCATGCTCAAAAGCATCTTGTCTATCTGGGTTGTCGTGGTCAGGACCAAACCATTTGTCGCAGAGGGCAGAACTTTTAAGAGCAGCAGCGTCAAGCGTGAAATTAAACTCCAATGCGCACTTATCAAAAAATGCACGTGGTGTTGACCACGTATCGTCCAAAGATGACATAGCAGTAGAGCTAGAGTAAAAACCAGTACTTGGTTCGTAGGTCATTTACTCTCCGCTGCTTTAATCCTTGCTTCGGCAATTTTGATGTACTCAGGGTTTTGCTCAACGCCAATAAAGTTAAATCCCTCAAGAGTCGCTGCTTTTCCTGTTGAGCCTGAGCCAGTGAATGGATCAAGAACAGTTCCGTTAGGTGGAGTAACCATACGAACTAGGTAACGCATTAAATCTGTCGGCTTTACAGTTGGGTGGTGGTTTGCTTGTTTAGCAACTCCTTTTTCAACAAAAGTTCCCATACCGGTTTCGGTTCTGTCGTCTGGACGCTTTTCCTCAAACCCATCTAAACCTTCATTACGATCACGCTTGGAAGTCTTGGCGCAATAGAAGTAACGGGCAGCCGAACCGCTATCACCAAAACCAGGGTCACCTGCTTCGTATTGACCAGCAGGGACAATGTTCACTCCGCTAGTGTCTTTCTTTCCAATACGACCACCAGTTGATTTACCAGTGTCAGGGAATAGTTCAACAACTTCGTCTGAACCGTCGTGGATGAAGTTTGCAGGGTATCTTCCTGAGACAGTAACTTCAATCTCTTTTGGAACCCAGTTGTCATCTCGGAAAGTCCCAACCTCTGGTTGGTTTGCACTCATTCCACCGTAAGTTCTTACTTCGTCACCAATGCGTGATCCGTCAATATTAATAGCACCAGTGCCGTGAGCAAGAACGTTCTTGGCAACAGTCTTTTCAGACAGAGGCTTACGAGCCATAACAATAGGTTCGTGTGCTGGTTTTAAGGCTGTTCCCCAACCTTTCCACTTCTTTGCTTCCTCAGTGGATTCGCCTGTTTGGACTAGTTGGTTAAGAGTAGTGTTATAGCCGTCGTCAGTTGAGTTCATGAAGCCAACGCCACTTGCTGGCTTAGCCTCAAACTCAACCCCAGCCATTTTGTCTAAGGCTTTGGCAACATCTAAAGACTTAGGGAACCCTGACCCATATACCCACATAATCTGGTCACGGATCTCAAAACCTGCATCCTCAATGGCGCAAGCCATACGGTGATAAGTCCGGGAGCCGCCAAAAGATAATAAATGACCGCCAGGCTTTAGAACGCGAAAAACTTCTTTCCACATATCTACGTTATAGGCAATACCGCTTGAGTCCCAAGACTTGCCCATAAAGCCAAGTTCATAGGGTGGGTCGGTGACGACAGAGTCTACAGAGTTGTCAGGCAGACTTTTTAACTCTTCCTCGCAATTTCCAAGAATAACTTTGTGTGTCATTACTCTACGGACTTTAACCCTGTTACAGGACAAGTCTCTTCTGACTCTTTATTCTTGTTCTTTTTGAAAATAGCATTACGAAAAGCTCGTAAGATTTCAAACAAGAAAACTACGCCAATGAGGGCAACTAGGAGAACTAGTCCCCAGCCGAGAACCCATAGGAAAAGTTCTGCCAGTAAATAAAAAGGTTGTTTCCAGTCAAGTTCCACTATTTAAAGCCCTTTCTAGAGGTATAAAACGTATAGACTTAAACTTAAGTGTATACGATAATTATGTCTTTTAGAGGGCAAAACGCCGATATCTAGCCTGTGGATAACTTTTATTTTACGGATACTTGTATATACCTTTTTAGATCTTTCTCTTCATATGCTTTATCAAGATCCATAATAAATTCATCTATTGCAAGTTTCTCTAACTCTTTATCAGTAAAAACTCCTTCGACTCCGTCGCACAAGTAGTTTTCTGAAAAACCTGTTTCAATAGTTACAGTTACTCTTTTTCCCATTTTTCTATCCTTTCGTTGTTAGGCTCACTTTACAGGTTATGTTGCGCCTGTCAAGCCTTGAAAGGTGTGTTTTGGCTTATTTTCCAGATGCAAGCCGGCGCTGGCGTAGGAGCGCGAAATCCTTAACTTTGGTGTCGCCCATGTAGCCCCAAGCGTAGCCATCAGCAATTAGAGCCTCATTGACGGACTTCTCTGCCCCGTCTAGGAATAGCCAGCCAAGGATACGTCCGTACTTCTCTGAGGAGTCTGGCTTCTCTGTCCGGATAACAACTGTGTTGGCGCTGGAGATAAGTTGCTTGAGGCGATCTTTGACCTCTAAGCCAAGCACCTTCTCCTCTTTGTCGGTGGTGCGGGATTCTGGGGTATCAATACCAGCTAGGCGCACTCTCTGGGTGTAGGAGATATCAAACCCCAAATCAATGTCAACATCGATGGTGTCGCCGTCTACAACTTTTAGGACTTTCTTTACGCGGTATTCATACATAGTTCTATTATTTCATAGAAGTCAAAAACCGATTTTTCAGGCCTCAGTGGTTTATATCGTTAGAGAACGAAATCCACTCTTTTAGTCTTTCTTCGTGGGAGTAGGTTTTGTTGGTTATGGCTGCTTGAGTTAGGTAGTCAAAAGTTCCAGACCTGAGTGTGTCTATGGCTTTTTCAATTTCTTTTGCAAGAGCCTGTGCTTCTTGTTCTGAGTTTACGTTGAATGGATAAATCTTTGTCAGTCCTATGCCAGTTTCGGGTAAGGCTCCGTAACTGTTAGTTATGCAATAGAGACCAGCACTCATGGCTTCCATTAAAGAAATACA